GATTGGAACTCCTGGCCTCACGACTATTTCCACCGGCTAAAGCTCAACCGCGACCCGGATATGCTAGAGTGCCCGCCTGGGTTCGTCCAGGTAGGCGAAACCGAGGATTATATCGAATGCGAAAGGGAGTGAACAATGGCAGGAACAAAAACTGAAACCGCGATCGTCAAAAGCCTGAATGCAAATTGACCTGTCAAAGCTGCCCGACGTCACGAACCCGGCGTTTTACCCGCTGTTCAAAAACAAGGATCGCTACCTGGTCCTGTGGGGCTCCGCCGGCTCCGGGAAAAGCTACTTTGCAGCCGAGAAGGTCCTGGCTCGGGTCCTGGTCGGAATGGCGAGGGGGATCCGCCACAAGATCGTATGCCTACGGAAAACTCAGCCGGACGCACGCCGGAGCCTGTTCTCGCTATTCCTCGAGTACGTCGGGACCTGGGGGCTCGAGGATATAGTCGACAAGCTCGACCAGAAAATGACGCTGAGGTTCCCGAACGGGTCCGAGATCATTTGCACCGGCCTGGACGATCCTATGAAGCTCAAGTCCATACACGGGATAACCGGGTTCGTTATGGAGGAGGCCTCGGAGTTTGGCGAGGACGATATCACTCAAGTCGACCTGCGGCTCCGCGGAAAGCTGCCCGACTACAAGCAGATCGTTTTCCTGTTCAACCCGATCAGCGAGGACATTTACCTGAAACACCGGTTCTTCGACCTCGAGGACCTAAAGCCCGTGAAGGCGATAAGCCCGCGGACCGAGCGGCTACGGGAGCAGATCGAAACAGATGAGGGCCCGGTGGAGCTGTTCACGACCCGGCACCACTCCACATACCACGATAACCAGTTCATCGACCGCGAATACAAGGCGGTCCTGGAGGGGCTCCAGCACAAGGATATCTACAACTACACCGTCTATGCACTCGGTCAATGGGGGGTGCTACGCGGGCTGATCTACGAGAATTGGGATATGACGGACGCCTGGCCCGAGGACGAGTTCGAGCTCCACGGCTACGGCCTGGACTTCGGCTTTTCCCCAGGTCACAAGGCTGCGATAGTCGAGGTCGGGTTCGTCGGGCAGCACCTCTACGAGCGTGAGGTTCTCTACGAGTCGGGATTGACTAACCAGCAGATAGCCGGCCGGTTCAAGGACGCGGTAGAGGGGTGGGAATCGGCGTTTATTGTCGCAGACTCCGCCGAGCCGAAGTCGATAAAGGAGCTCCGGGCCGAGGGCCTGAACGTGGTGGGTGCGACCAAAGGGGCAGATAGCGTCAGTCACGGCATACAGCAGATCAGGCAGTACGCGGTCCATATCTTCCGCTCCAGCGTCAACCTCGCCAGGGAAAAGCGGGCATACCATTGGGAAACGAACCGCTCCGGGCAGACGCTCGACCGGCCGGCAAAGTTCCAGGACGATCTAATGGACGCTGAACGCTATATCGTAGGCCGGCTCAAAGGCCGGACCCCGATCAAGCTGACCTGGGCCGATAAACCCGAGCCCAGACGCCGGCCGGAATCGGATAAGACTGTGGTTTTGAGGGCGGCTGACGTGGTCGGAAAAGAGCCAGAAATCCCGGACGAACCGGATATGGACCTCGAAAACGAGGACATCTGGACGGAATTATGACGCAAGTCACAAAAAAAGACTTGACAAATGGCTCGAAATCTGATATGGATTTAACCGTTGCCTACTTATCACGCATTGAGCAAATAGCTCGAGAGCAGGGATATGGACGACTGACGTTTTGTTTGACGGTCCACGACAGCAGGATTTGCGGGGTGGAATTGATCGCCACTACCGAAAAGCTGCTGCCACTTGAGTAGCTGGCAAGGCTACCCGAACTTGACGGGCGTTTTGACCGACTACGGGGACGGCAAATGCCCGTTTTACGCTCACTCGCGAACACACTCCGGCGTGCAGCCACCCGCATCGAAGGTTCCCCCGGCGGTATGGAGATATCGTCCGTCCAGTCAGGCCGGGCCTACGAACCCGATACAAGTCCTGCAGTCCTGGTCGAAAAGTACCAGGGCTACGTCTACGCCTGTGCGAACAGGAACGCTCAATCCTGTGCCGAGGTTCCGCTGAGGCTCTACGACACACGCGGGGCAGTCAAGCAGAAGGAAATCAAGTACCCGGTGAGGCCGGTCGCGAAGGAGCAGCTCGAGTATATGTCAAAAAGCCCGACGCTCGCCCGGTACGTGGCTCGGGCAAAGGCGGTCGAGGAAATAGTCGAGGAGCACCCGCTCCTGGACCTGCTGTGGCAGGTGAACCCGTGGATGAACGCGTTCGACCTGCGGGAAGTCACAACGCTGTCACAGGAACTCACGGGCAACTCATACTGGTTCCTGCTTATAGGCCCGCTCGGGGTCCCGGTGGAAATATGGCCGCTGCTGCCACAGTACGTCAGGCCGATAACCGACAAGAAGGATTTCATTACCGGCTACAAATACACGCCGGACCCGTTGGATCCTCAGCTATTCAGCGTCGAGGAGATAATCCACTTCCGCTATATGGGCCTGAAAAACTCCGTTCTCGGCGTAGGACCTCTCGAGGCCGCGGTCCTGGCTGCCGACCTGCACTACAATATGAACAAGCTCGAAACGACTATGATGATGAATGGTGGCCGGCCGGATATCGCAATGGTGTTGCCGGCGGACGCGGGCTTTATGAGCCCGGAGCAGAAAAAGCGGCTCAGGCTCGAGTGGCGTCAGAAATACGGGGGGCCGAACAAGGCCGGCCGGTTAGCGATCCTGGAAGGTGGAGCGGAGCTGAAAGACCTCACTCCCTCGCCTCGGGAAATGGCATTCCTGACCGGCCGGAAAGCGACCAGGGCCGAGGTTGCGGCGATCTTCGGGGTCCCGGAAAGCAAGATCAGCGTCGAGGACGTGAACCGGGCAAACGCCGAGGCCGGCAACTACACCTACCAAAAAGATACAGTCCTTCCGAAACTGCGGCGTATCGAGCAGAAACTCAACGAGCGCCTGATCCCGCTGTTCTCGGATACCCTGTTCGTAGCTTTTGACAATCCCGTGCCGTCCGATAAGGACTACCGGCTCAAGCAAGTGGAAACTCACCTGAAAAGCGGCTATGCGTCCGTCAATGAGGAACGGGCAATAGACGGACGCGAGCCCGTGCCCTGGGGAACTGCTCCGATCCTTCCAATGACTATGGTTCCGCTCGGCTCGGCTCCGCCGGCGGTACCGGGCGGTCCGAAGGAAAAGGCTCCTCGCCGGCTCCCACCGCTGGCTCACCCGACCAATTTCGTGAACGAGCCGCTGGCGCGGAAACTATCGAGGTGGTACGCGGATCGCGCCGAGGAGTTTTGGACCGCGTTCAACCAGGCAGCGTCAGAGCTGACCAGGTCGTTTGAGTATTGGGACCGCTGGACCAAAGCGGCCGAGGACGACCTAATGGGCTCCTGGCTCAACCTCGATAAGTGGTTCAAGGACCTCGACGAGGCAGTTACTCCCTATATCCGCTTCACGCTGCTCGCGGGGGCAAAGAAGGCCCTGGCCTCGGTAGTCACCGGGCGGGAAATAAGCCCGATGAATCCCCTGGTTATCAAGGCCCTGGAAGACCATAGGATAGGCTCGCTCCGCAATATCATCGACACGACCACGAAGGAGATCAGGGAGGAGATCGCCCGCGGCATGGCTGCTCGGGAATCACTGCCACAGATCCGCAAGCGGCTGGAAACCAAGTTCGACAGCCTCGAGCGATACCGGGCAACGCTGATTGCCAGGACGGAAACGATATGGGCCTGGAACCGCGGGGCTACAATCGGGTGGAGCGAGTCAGGAGTGGTTCACAAGAAGGTATGGATCGCGTCGGGCGATACCCGAACCTGCGGCTACTGCCCGCAAATGGACGGAAAGACTATCGAAATCACGGACGTTTTCTGGCGTAAAGGCGATGAAATGGCGGAACACCCGGAGGATCCAAAATCCCCGAGGCTCAAGTTCACCTACGAGGAAGTCGGGCACCCGCCACTCCACCCTCATTGCCGATGTTCAGTGGGCCCTGTGGTCGAGGAAATCTGATATGGCTAAAAAAACTGTCAAAAAGAAAAAGCGGAAAAAGGCTCCGGCAAGGCCCGCGGTCAAGCAAACCAAACCGGTTGCCGATAAGCAGATCGTCCCACCGGCGGTCAAGGCACGCACTACTGTATGCAGGTGCGGCGGGGGCGAGCCCGACGCTAAGGTGCGGCACTGCGAGGCCTGCGGGAATATCTGGTGTGATTTCTGCCTGAGAGGTCACGAAACTTGCCCGGTATGTAGCTAGGGGGATCCTATGGAACCGATGAAAAAGGCTCAATTCATACCCGAGGTCAAGGTCGACGAGGAACAGCGGACGGTCCAGGCCGTCATAAGCTCGACCACGATAGACCGGGACCGCGAAGTGCTACTGCCGAAGGGTGCCGAGCTCGATAATTTTATGAAAAACCCGGTAGTCCTGTGGGCCCACGACCACAGGAGCCCGCCGATAGCGAAGGCGGTCGGGGTATGGCGAGGCCGCAATCAGCTCCGGGCGAAGGCCCAGTTCCCGAAGGAAGGTGAGTACGTCTTCGCGGATAACGTCTACAACCTGTTCCGGCAGGGGTTCCTCAAGGCGTTTTCGGTCGGGTTCATTCCGAAAAAGTGGCACGAGCCCTCGGAGAAGGAAATCGAGAAAACTCCACCGCTGGCAAACGCCAGGCTGATCTACGACGAGTGGGAGCTGCTCGAGTTTTCCGCGGTCCCCGTGCCGGCGAACCCGGACGCGCTCGCCCAGGCGGTCAAGTCGAAGGCGTTATCGCTCGAGCCGGAGCTTTTGAAAGACCTCGACCTGTTCGAGGACGAGCTCGAGTGTATCGAGGACGAGCTGCCGGAAGGGAAGGACCTCACTCCCGAGGAGCTCGAGGAAAAGCCCTATCCCAACGAACACGCCTGCAGGCTCAACCCGACAGGAAAGTACCGGCGGATAAGGCGGGTCAACTGTGACCAGAAACACGACGGCAAGTGTATCGACGTGCTTTACGGGGTGCGGAAATCCGACGGGAAGTCGGAAATCCAGGCGTTACGATACCCGAAGAAGGAGTGGACCGCGGCTTCGGCCCGGTCGCACTGCAAGGGACGGGACGGGACCTTCGAGGCTGCAGGTCAGGCGAATATCGAGCCGGTGCGTATGCGGCCGATAATCCCCCTATCTGCATTGCCGGGTAAGCAGGGGCCGGCCGTAAAGGTTGTAAGGCGTGAGGTAAACGTCCGCGGCATTGTCGAGCGCGTGCTGGCGATTAAACGCGGAAAGGCTAGAGTTTGACAGGCATTGTGGAGCTACCGCTCCCGGCCAAGTAGAGGTCTAACGCGAAAGCGGGCAGGACTAGCAGGGCCGTGACCAGGTGGCAGCGAGGCCGATAGTAAGAGTTTCAGTAAACGAGGGCAATACAATGAAAAAAGTAACTATCGAGTTTTTGAGCGACTACGACAACTCGGGGACGCCCTGCAAGAAAGGTCAGCGGTTCTCCGCCGGCGAAGACGACGTCCAGCACCTCATAGAGGACGGGACGTGCAGGGTCATTCCGAGCGAGGAGCTCAAGGCCGAGCAGGAAAGAAACCAAAGGGGTGTCACGCTTTACGAGCTTGAAAAACCCGAGGAATCCGCTGCTACCGAGCAGGTGGTTCGCAAGGTGCTTGACGAAAAACTCCAAGAGATCACAACCAAGACCCGCCCGAACACCGGCAAACCCGAAAGCGAATACAACAAGACAGGTGGCTACGATAGCTTTTCGCAGTTTGCTATGGACGTGTTCCACTCCGGCACTCAGAAGGGCCGGAGCGAGCGGTTCGTCAAGTGGAATCAGCACGTAAAGCAGACCGGAATGAGTGAGGGTATCGGGGCTGACGGGGGCTTTTTGGTCCCTGTGGAGTTCCGGGCTCAGCTCCTTATGGACTCCCTCGAGGCGACTATCCTGGCGAGCCGTGCATTCAATATCCCGGTCAGCACCAACAAGGTGCAGATACCCGCCGTCAACGAATCGACGCACGCCGGTTCGACTTTCGGCGGAGTTACCCTGTACCGGCCTGATGAGGGTGGGTCAAAGACCTCGAGTAAGCCGGCACTGGCAAGGGTCGAGTTGACGCTGCATAAGCTCGTCGGCCTGTGCTATGCCACCGATGAGCTGCTCGAGGATTCACCTATCACCGTCGGGCCGCTGATTACCCGAATGTTCAGCGAGGCTATCAGGTTCCAGATCGACAACGATTTCGTAAACGGGACAGGTGCGAATCAGCCGCTAGGCGTTCTCGCGGCTCCGTGCCTGGTATCGCAAGCGAAGGAAACGGGCCAGGCCGCGACAACCATTGTAACCGACAACGTTACCAAGATGTTCAGTCGGCTCAAACCGCGGTCACTGGGCAACTCGATCTGGATAGCCGCGTCGGACACCTTCCCGCAGCTCGCGAAACTTTCCGTGGCTGTGGGCACGGGCGGATCCGCTGTCGGGTGGATCAATCCCAATGCCGGCGGGATCGCAGGGGCTCCAACTATGACGCTGCTCGGTCGGCCGGTTTTCCTGACTGAGCATTGTCCGACGCTCGGGACTGTCGGGGACATTATCCTGGGTGACTGGTCACAATACCTGTTCGCACAGAAGGGCGGGATCAAGGCTGATACCTCGATCCACCTCAAGTTCGACTATGACGAGACGGCCTTCCGGTTCGTCCTTCGGTATGACGGCCAGCCCTGGGAAACGTCGGCACTGACGCCGGCCAACTCGTCTGCGAATACGCAGTCGAGCTTTGTGGCCCTGGCGACGAGGGCGTAGTGGCGAGTGAGCTTTAACGGAAACAAGGTTCAATATACGAGGTTAGAACAATGAGTGATTTTCATTTTGTAGCTGCTGCACCTACCGCGGGGACGCAGGCGGGTATGCCGATCGCGGACTTTGCTGATGGCGGGACTATCTCGGATATAGTCTGTATGCGCAAATACCAGACGGCATATTTTATGCTGTATTTCGGGACCTGCACCGGGGGCACTTGCACCTTGACGCTGACCGTCGTCCCCTGTGACGACGCTGCCGCGACGAACACGACCACGGCTATCGGGTTCCATTACAAGCGGGTCAGTGCCGGCGAAACGAATACAGCCTGGACCTCGAGTTCATCGCTGCTCACGACCGCCGGGAACGACCAGATGTACGTTATCAAGGTCAATGCTGCCGACCTGCCGCTAGTTTCCAACGTCACCTACGAGTATTGCTATCTGAATGTCGCTGAAACGACCGACGACCCTGCCCTGGGCGGGGTTATCGTGATGATGGCCGATCCGCGATATGACGAGGCAACGCTCGACGCGGTGACAGCGTAGGTGAAAGGGTGATTGTTTAAGGCGGGTGGGGCCGGTCTAATCCTCCGGGCCGGCCCTGCTGCCGACGCTAGTTTTTCATTGCACGAAAGGAAAGGTGCACTATGCCGAACATTCAGACAAGGTCATACTGGAAAAATGGCGCGTTGAACTTCTTTGACGACCAACTCGATACCACCTGGAAAACGGGTGTATGGGCCGACTGTCCGCTGCTGTCGATCCGGTGTAATCCGCAGATCGCTTACGAGTGTTTCGAGGATTTCACGAACAATGACGCCGCAACTATGGCCGGTTACACAGTAACACAGGCAACGACCGGGACTTTCGCTATGGGCTCCGAAGTGGGCGGGACCGCCCTGGCCGATAGTAATAGCACCACTCAGCACCAGGGAGTAAACGTCCAAAAGCTCGGGCCCTGCTTCACGCCGGCCGCAAACAAGGACCTGTGGTTCGAGTGCCGGTTCAAGGTAGTCGATACCTATGACAAGTGCGAGCTGTTCGTGGGGCTTGCCGGGGTCGATAACACCCTGTCACCTAACGGGGACCTCGACGCGGCGAACACCGAGTATATCGGCTTCGGGATCGAAACCGGCGGGGCCGGCACGATGAGTTTCTACGAGTGCAAGGCTACCGCGGAGCTCAAGGACGCGACGTCAGCCATAGCCGAGGCCACCTATATCCAGGTCGGCTTCAAGGTGACAGGCATTACTGCGATCGCGGCTTACGTCAACGGAGCAGCTATCACGCTAACCAACGTGGTTGCGTCGGGGATACCTGTGACGGACGTAATGACGCCCTCGTTTGTCTGTCAGACCGACGGGACTAACGACCCGATCCTGCATATCGACTGGTACCGGGTCATACAATTACGCTAAGAGTATGCCGAGTTGCCGTCGGGCTGTGGGTCGATTGTAGAAAACGGGCCGAAATGTCGACTGACTGGCGAGTTTCGGAAAGTAAAAAGGTGTGATACTCGGGGACTTCGATCCCCTGGACGGCCGGCGGCTCGACGGCGATCGGCGCAATTTGGTTTTTTGTAAAAGGGGAACGTTATGGCAAGTGCAGAATCACCGCACGGGGTTTATACCACCTGGCGGGCGGTATCGAATGCTGACGATACTCAGTTGACGGCTGCGACGCAGAAGACCGCTCCGGCCCTCACGGATACCGACGGAAAGGTGATTGCGTTACCGAGGGACTTCCAGAACGGCACTATGCACGTGATATTCCTCGGCACTAACGCGGCTGACGAGGCCGCGGCCTGGACGATATGGGCCTACAAGGATATCGCATCGCCGGCGGAGTACGTGGCTAACGGGACCGCGACGCTCGGGCTAACGCAGACCGGGAACACCAACGAGTTCTACGCCGACACGATCGCGATAACGGCACAGTCCTGGCTGAAAACAGTCTACGTGGTCGACGGGGCTCCCGCGGCAATCATAGCCGACGCCGGGATCAGTAAGCTGTGCCTCGATACCTGTGAGTACCAGTATTGGAAACTGATCGGGACCAACACGACCACGGCAACCTTCGGGGCTGAGTACGGACTGGTTTACTAATGGCTCGAGAGCTGATAGCTGTGACGGAGCCGAACAAGGCTCTACAACGGCCGATTTACAAGGCCGTCGAGGACTATGCCGACCGGCGGTATTTCGTTGTCCCGGTCAGCGTGATCGACGCCACGGCCACAGTCGATGGCGACACGGCCACAGTCGATGGCGAAAAGGTCTACACCTTCGACTTCTCGGAGGTCCTGACCAGCAACCGGACCTCGGCTCGGCGGAGTAACGACGGCAAGTATGCGATCCTCAAGTACCGCACGGATCCTCGGGCGGTCGACTTCGCAGATAAGCCGAAGTCCCTGACCACGACAGCTATGACTATCGAGCAGGTCAGAACCGAAACAGCAAAGGCTAACTGGACAGCGGAGGCTGAATGATATGGCGACCGGGAACGGACTTGTAGCGCATTGGCAAATGGAGTATAACGTCAACGACAGTGCCGGTAGCTACAACGGCACAGCGGTCGGGTCCCCTGCTTACGCTGCGGGCAAGCTGAAACAATGCCTCGTTACTAATGGTTCCAGTCAATATGCCACCACGACTTTGAATGCTCTAAACGACGTAGGAAGCGCAGGAACGATCGCCCTGTGGTTCAAGACAAGCTCGGCAAGTCAAGACGCAATGGCAGGTGCGTTTCGAACCACTCGCTGCTATCTGGCAATAAAAGACACCAAGCTGGCGGGCGGTATTGGAACGCAATCATATTCAACGATTATCGGCTCAACGTCGTGCGTTGATAATGCGTGGCACCACGGAGCTATTACGTGGGACGGATCGACTGTTCGACTTTTTCTGGACGGTGCAAGGGAATACAACGCGGCACAAGCCGGCGCAATACCAAATGAAACCTTCTAT